GTAGAGGTTCTAACTCGGTCTGTCCTCTGTCAATTCAAGCTTTAAGTCAAATAGTGGAGTTTGTCCCCTCTGTTTATGCCTATAAAAAGTAACTTGATACCCTTTAGATCTCGCAAAGGTTATAAGTAGATCATGCACTTCGTTGATGTTTGATGCACCTCCGCAGGCATTAATCCTTATCCTCTGTGGCTTAGTAATTTTGTAATTAGTCATGGTCTAAACACTCGCATCCTATGCCATTGTGAAAAGCATTTAGAAGGTCTAAGGTTTCCCCCTCTATCTCCTCGCTTGGGTCTTGTCTCCATATAATGTCTTTAATATTTTCTAATTCTTTTAAAGTTTCTACATTTTCATATAAAACATAAGAATAAGAAAGCATATAAGGACATCCATCCATTTTGTACTCTAGTTCCACGAATAACGTGGGTATGTGGCATTTATAGCCAGTAGCTTTTTTACCTGTCTTAGTATCTATATAATTGTATGTTTCTAATTCAACATTGCTTACATGATCCTTAAGAGATCCATCAGCATTGTATAAGTGTTCTTTATCAAAATACCTCTGTAAGACAGTTTTAATATAAACATGAGGTGATGAAGTTAAAAAACATTCCCCATAATCGGTTTGAGTTAGTGCCATAATGAGTTGACTCTGTAAGTGTACAAAGAAAGGTTATAAGCCTTTCATATAACCATCTTTAAGAATGGCTATAAGCAAGGATTAAAATCTAAAATTATTTAATTTTATTTGTAATTAAAAAACCCTCTATGAATGCTCTAACGCAATCCATTTTCTCAGTATCTAAACTTTCATAAGGCTCAGTATTTAAACATAATCCCCCATTGCTTTCAAGTATGGTATCTATGTAATAAGAATGTCCATAATTAGTGTTAATGCATCCTGTAAAATGAAAAACAATTACATATTTATGTGTATTGTTTTTAATCCATTCTTTAGGTGTGTTTGAATCTCTTTTTGATTCCTTGATATAAATATCAATAGGTTTATTTTGGTCAGTAGTTTCTGAATAAACAGCACTTACCGCATCGTATTTAGTTTTGATTGATTTCATAATAAATAGAAAATAATTTTACTTGAGATAGCTAATTAAAACCACTCTATAAAGGTTTAATATAAATAGATATATAAACCCTTAGAGAGTGGATTAAAACCACTCTGAGCTTATACAAAAGCCGCGTATTTTACAGATAATTCTTTTATATATTCCATACCTTTTAATTGATATAGTGTATTCATCTTTTCATTAGTTTTAACTATATTTATTAATTTTGAATATTTGATATTATCTATATCTTCTTGCGTGGTATCTATGCAGAATTCTAATTTTTTAGCATTATCTTGATTCTTAACAATTTTGAACCTTAAACCCACAACATGGGTAGAAGTATCAATATCTAAGAAGCGGCAATCTGTGAGATCCCCATCTATAACTGACAATTTTCTACCTCTATAAGTAAATGTTTTGGGTAATGGTTCAGATTTTTTAAGGTTAAAAGCTGCTGCATAATTTAAACCCAGTTCTAAAGCTTTAGAGAATGTATCTTCACTACTACCATGTGATAGGGTCAAATGATAATTTAAGGATCTAGCCAACTTAAAATTGCGGGATAGCTTCTTAGTGTAGTCATAGTATTGAGTTTTTATACTACAACTTTGATT